CTCTGATTAGTCAGCGTGACTGCACCGCCCGATGTGTTCTGGATTGTATCTGCTCGTAAGGTACTCATGCTATCACCAATGTCCCACCAGATGTGATTGTGATTGTAACCCCACTAGCAACAGTAAGAGGACCAGCACACAACCCATTTACATCTGCTGCAATAGTTACGTTTGTATCAAGCTGTTTTTGGTGTGAACGAATAATGTCACCAAGACCATTGGTGGTATCACCAGTTGTGCCGTTATCACCTTGAAAGTATCCAGCACCAAAAGTAATCCCTGAATCTAGTTTAGCAGCGGTTACTGCTCCATCCTGTATCATAGCAGTTGTAATGCTATTTGATGGAGGAACTATCGTCTGCTGTGCTTTGCCTTGGAATACAATATAGAAGTCATCGGTAGCAACAATGCTGCCCGTCATTGTTAATGAAGTACCAGCAACAGTATAAGCTACAGAAGGCTCTTGTCTTACATTATTAACAAAGACTTCAATTTCATTAGGACTTCCAACAGAATAATCTAAAGTAAAAGATGTACCAGTACCACCAGTTAAGTCTTGATAACTGATAGCACTATAGGCTTCTGCTGGAATATTACCTAGATAAGACACTATGCAATCTCCAGAAAACTCAATACCACATCTGCACTTGTTGTTGTGTCACTTGTAATGTTCATACTGTCAGATACTTCAAATACAACTTTTTGGTCACCACCTAAAACAACAAGAGTACCACCAACAGGAATAGGTGCATCTTTTACAAGATAGATTTGTGTGTTACCGTTGCTTGCATCCTTCATCTGAACATCAATAAGAATTTGAGAATTAGCCGTATTAGCAACTGTCATGCCAATCATTGTTGTTGAAGTCGCAGCAGGACATTCATACACAGAGACCTGTGTAGTACCTACATTACTTGCAGTTACTGATTTAAATGCGTTTGCCATTATAACTCCATATTCAACTATTTAAAATTATACTATATATTTTAACCTAATGCAATAGCAATTGCAATAGCAAATCCTTCAGTAGCACCTGCCGTTATACCTGTAAGATTAGAACCATCACCATAATAAGCATTAGCAGATACATCTCCTGACATAGTAATAGATGTACCAGACACATGACCTGTTAATGTTCCACCTGCAAGAGGTAAATGATTAGCAATAGAAGTAGCCATTGTAGCAGATAATGCAGTTAGATTAGTATTTGTATTATCAATACTTGTTGCCATTGTTGCTGATACAGCAGCAATATTAGTATTACTATTACCAATACTTGTAGCTAGTGCGGCAGATACAGCAGTAAGATTAGTGTTTGTATTTCCAATGCTTGTTGCAAGTGTAGCAGAAACTGCAGCTAGTTCAGCATCTGTAGGTACGCCAGACGTAGAGAATGTTAGTCCTGTAAGATTTAAACCACTACCTGCTATATAATTAAGAGAAGAACTAAATTGCACAAAACTAATATCTGTCGTACCAAAAGTAATTGTACCTACAGTATTACAAACATAAGACTCACCTGCGCCTTCATCACCCTCTGAAACATAAAAGTAAGAACCTTCATCTAGGCCATCCGCAGTACCGGGTTCATAACTATCTGTATCTGTTGAACGTGTAAGTACCCAATTTGTTGAAGGAGAACCAGTATCGGTTACTGTATATACACCATTTTCATATGCATTAGTTTGATTATAAATAAGCACACGATCAGATGTATTAAGCGTTACACCATCAATAACAAGAGCAGCCTGTGTTCCTGCGTTAGTAAGTGTAGCACCTACACCTGATGTACCATTATCATATGTTGCATTTAAACTTCCTGCATCATTAGGAGATTCAACACGAACTGCATCATGAAAGTGTAAAGCAGAAGCAACAAGATTATCTACATACTGTTTAGTTGCAAGTTGTAAATTTTGTGTAGGATCTGCAGCAGCAAACACACTTGTAGAGAAGGTTACATCACCTGTAAATGTACCGCCTGATTTAGGCATATGATTACTAATAGAAGTAGCAAGAGTAGATGATAAATTAGCAACTACATTGTTAATAGAAGTAATTGCATTAATATTTGTTGTTACATTAGCATTAGTATTATTAATACTAGTTGCCATAGTTGCTGATAAAGCAGTAAGATTAGTATTAGTATTGCCTATACTTGTTGCCATAGTAGATGACAAGTTAGCAACTACATTATTAATAGAAGTAATAGCAGATTCATTAGCAGTAATAGAAGTTGATAAAGTATCAGTTACTGCATTAATAGAAGTGATTGCACTATTAACACTTACTACTGCAGCATTTACAGAAGTAACTGCATCATTAGTTACAGATATTTCTGTATCTAATCCTGATACAATAGTATTAATAGAAGTAATAGAATCAATATTAGCAGATACTACTGCGTTAATAGAAGTAATAGCATTAATGTTAGTAGTAACATTTGTGTTAGTATTGTCAATAGAAGTAGCCATTGTAGCAGACAATACCGCTAATTCATTAACATTTGCAATACTTACACCTGCAAGAGTTGCAGCACTAACTACAATAAGTTGGTTAGCAGTAAAAGAATTCGTAGATACGTTTGTAAATGTAAGTGTATCAGCATATAAACTACCAATGCTTGCGCTTGTTGCATGAAGACCAGTAGTACTTACAATCGGAGCAAAGATTTTAGTTGTTGCACTTACTGTGTCAGCAACAATATCAGACGCACTTACTGTACCAAGATTTGACATCCCTGCTACATTAAGAGTACCAGATACAGATACATTATTTTCTACATATAAAGAAGAACCAGAAAGTGTACCACCTATAAAAGCATTTGCAGAAACAGTTGTTGTTGCTGTTACATCTGTTACACGACCATAGGTATCAATAGTCATAGAACTCATAGGCCCATAAGAGCCAGCAGAGACTCCAGAAGCTGCTAAACTAATAGTTGGGTTACCTTCTGTACCATCTGCGTTAGTGACACTCAGTGGGCTTCCTACGGCGATTGAGCGACCGTATACAGAACCACCACTTACAGCAACAAGTCCTGTAGCACCTGTAAGGTCAGCAATATTATTAAGAGCAGAAACTGTAGCGGTAAGAGTTTCACCGCCTAATTGAAACGTACCATTGATATTAACAGAACCAGTAGAAATTTGTAAGGCAGAGTTAGTACCTTCACCATCCTGAATAGTTCTTAATGTTGCATCTACACCAGAATTACTGTTACTAACTTGTAACAAATCTTTATATGTATTAGCAATTGTTTTACCAGTAAGTGTAGCCATTTAAATCAAATTCCAATACTTATCCGTGTCTTCCCATTTTGTAGCAGCTTGTTCCCATACTTTATTTCTATCAAGATTGTTTTCAGGTCTTGCATTTTTAATATGAAATGTTTCTATAAGAACAGCACTTTTATTCTGAGGATGATTTTTTAGATCATATCTTCCTTCAAAGTCACTGGGACATACCATCATCCCATAACTATTTTTTTTCATTACATTGCGTCTGTATTCAAAACCACATACATCGCATTCTACAATTGAGTTTAAAGTTCTAGCCATTAACTTGGTAGCCAATCTGTAACTGTTACTATTGTTTCTGGCATTGGTGAGCGTCTTGAAGGATACTTTAATATTTTCTCATTACCTAACTTAGGACTTTTATTTTGAGGATGGTTTTGTATATTATACTTTCCTTCATAGTCCATAGAGCAGACCATTAAACCATAACTATTCTTTTTTAAATCTCTTAATTTATATCTAAACCCACATACATCACAAATGCCTAAAGCATTTTTTTCTTTATACATTATATCATAATCCGTGGTTTAAGAAAGAGATTTGTTCGTTCTCTGTCTTGTTCCATTGCACGAAGCATACGCTCTTCATATTCTGTTTTAAGCATAGTAATTCTTTGCATGTCTACACCGGGACGTTTGATTGACATATTATAAGCAAGCCCTGCAGTTAGACATGGAAGAAACTTACGTGACACATCTGCAGTTTCTATAGCAGATTTATTTACATCTTGAAGATATGTAAATGTTTCTACCTTAATTGTATCTGTTGAGTTTTCTGGAATAGGCCAAAGATACATGGTAGGATTATCACGACCATTACGAATAGCATACTGTGTAGTACGACCTGTCTGACTTTTATTAGGGATCTTCATATACTCTTCCATAGAAATACGTTCAAGTTGAATATCACGATTATCTCTATTATGTACTGCTTCAAGAACATCAACAGTTGCACTAGAAAAGGCATAGGCAGTTACACTGGTTGTTAAGGATACAGTTGATGTACCAACTGACCATAACATTACACCACGGTTCTGCCAATCCTGTAATAGCAAATTAATGGAGCGTCTTGCAGACTTTGGCTCATGACCAAGTGTCTGCTCTCCACCAATCATCTCACTTGCTTCTTGGATAACTTCGTCAATATCCATTGAGAAGTTATATGTACCTGACGATGTCATTAGTATAACCTATTCTTTCTCTGTACTGATTGGGCTGTACGCTTTACGCCATTCTTTTTGCCAATAGTTTTCTTCATCAACCTTTTTTTCATAGGTCCTTTTGTTACTTGTTGGCTTATGTTTGAACGACTTATAGACATTTTTAATAAAGGCAGTTATGACCAACCATGCCACCTTTTTTATATTTCTTCATAGCACCACCAGCTTTACGCTTATAGGCATATCCTTTAGGACCTGCTGTGTTTGGTCCTGACATTCCAGAAGTTTGGTCATTACCAAATGGATCTTTCATATTTTTTTTCTTATCTTTCTTTTTAGCCATTCCTGCTTTATTCATCATGATTATTTGCTCCCATATTTTTTATGCGTTTGAGTTTTAGGTGGACTTTTCTTACTACCACTAGGACCAGCCCACAACTTTTTATCAGCCCAATAAGCAGCAGACATTTTGCCTTTTGCAATGTTTTTAGCGTGACGTGCTTTAAATGATTTACGAGCAGTAGGAGAGTAGTTGTGACCCATAGACGAATCACCGTAATGAATAAGTTTAATCTTGTCTCCTTCTTTAGCCAAGACCATCCCCTTTTTACCTGCTCTGTCAGATTTTTTCGGCTTATTAAAGCCAGCAAATTTTTTACCACGATATTCAATTCCTCCTGACGGTGATCTTTTTACTCCCGGATACTTACTCATTTTACTTTCCTATACTTTTTAACTTTATTTGCGACAGTCTTAGGCTGTTGAACGAATTGTTTTCCCTGCTTAGATCCTTTTCTTTTAACTGCTGAAGTCTGCGCATACTCTTTTGCGGATAACGCTTTGATCGCTTTTGCTGGTAAGTAACGCTCACCTGTTGCTTTTGAACCCTGTGTGGAAGGTTTACCACTTTTGGTTCTCCACTTTTGTTTTGTCCAAGCCTTTAAACTCCTTTGAGATTTCTTTAATGCCATACTTAATTCCTTATTATATCATTATATTCGTTCACTTGCAATCCTTCCAAAGTGAAACATAAACCAAAACCAAGCAGCAATATGATACTGACAAAGAATAATCAGTGTACTAAGTAAAAGTATTTCAAATGTATCTAGTAAAAAATATTTCATATTGGTATTATAACATACCACGTGCCTTTAGTCCAACATAAATTACTATACCTAAAAATCCTATTCCTACTATAATTACAGCACTTAAAACAATTGTTTCTAATAGTTGTTGTCTTTTCCTTTGTGCTTCTTCTTGTGCCTCTATTCTTGCCTTACGTGCTTCTGCCTGAAACTTTTGCCAATCATTCCATAATCCCGGACGACCAACATACAACATAATTTGTCTTAACTCTTCTTCTTTTTCTTTAATAACTTCTAATGCCATAAACTCTTCAAAGTCATTACCTTTATAAAATGGACTATTCTTTTTATTTGATACTTTTTTCTGTAAAGTTTCTTTACCATCTACAAACTTAGCAATCTGACTGCCTACACTGGCTATGTCACGCCCATTAGATACTGCCTGTTTAATTACTTGGAATGCTGCGTTAGCAGCTGCTAGTTCTGCTAACATTTAATACACCTCTACTGAGCCTTTCTTTAAGTATTTAGGTACACAATATGCGGTAACACGATCTCGTTTATCCACCCAATCACGATAGGTGTAGCTTCCATAACGTCTTGACACTTCACTGGCATAGAAGTTGCAGTCCGTAATACTGCGGAAATACATGTCTCCACTAGCAAGGTAGCGGCTTTCTCCAGTTCCGATGTATATAAGTAAGACGAAGACATGCACCATTCCATTATGACTTATAGCCTCCACCTTTTGCTTTGTATTCTTTAGCAAGCATTTGTGCTTTTCGTGCAGACCACTGTCCCGGTGCTCCGCCTTTACCACCTGCTTTAATACTTTCAAATAAACGCTTACGCATTGTAGGTTTAGTATAATTACCTGCTTTATTTACAGATGACTTAGGCTGACCACCAAGTGCCAGCCCTTTAGTCTTTCTAGAATAAGATCCCTTACCTTTCTTTGGTTTAACTATTTTAGGTCCATACTGCTTTTGCTCTAAGGACTTAGCCATAGGATTTTTACTTTTACCTGCAGACGATAAGGCAATAGCCACAGCTTGTTTTTGTGGCTTGCCTTCCTTTTTTAGTTTACGAATGTTCTTACTAATTGTTTTAGTAGAACTACCTTTTGCTAATGGCATAGTAATTTACCTTTTTGGTTTACGTGCTTTTCCCCATCCACGCATTTGACGTGCAACTACTTCAGTCTTTTTTGGTGCTGATGATTTTTTACTTTTCTTAACCATTCCACCTTTTTTAAGAGCAGGATTAGCACGGCTACTTATACCTACATTGCTACGCTTTTTATTCTTTGCAGCATCAAGAAGGCTTTGACCTTTTGCTAGATTACCTTGTGTTCCTGCAATTGCTGCCTCACCTGCTTTAGAACCTGTACCACCATACATTACCATTAATGCTGCACGTTCTTCTGAACTACTAGGAAAGATATTTCCTTTAGGACCAAAGCCTGTATTTTTACCTGCATCAAAGTTTGTAGTTTCTTTTGGTGGAGTTACAGGTGCTGGTTTACGTGGAGTCTTTTGATCAAACTCTTCAGCCTTTGGTTTAGGTGTAGGCATAGGCATAGTTTCTGCCTTACTTTTTGGAACACCTGTTGGTGCAGATTGACCAGCAACCATAGAAGCTATTGCTGCTCTCATTGCAGGATTTAAAATTCTACGAGCAGTACTTGCAGGACGTGGTGTAGGTGTTGTTCCTCTACCAGTAGTAGACTTTGCAGGTGGTCTTACTGGTCTTGGAGAAGGAGTAGTAACCTGACGTGGTTTAGCAACTACAATGTCTTTACGTGCGCCACTACGCTGTGGCGGTCCTGATACACGAGCAGGTGGTCTACCTGAACCACTAGTTTGTGTAGCAGGTTTTGGTTTAGGCATACGAGATGCTTGTGCAGCACGTTCTGCACGTTGAGCAGCAGAAGGTACAGAACTCTGTGTTCTACCAGCACCAGTTAATTGAGAAAATGGTTTTGCATTTGCCATTGATCTTGGTGGAGGACGTCTTGTAATTTTTGCCCCACCTTCTAATGCATTTCTTAAATCATTTACATCATCTACACCACGTATCCAACGATAAAGTCTTCCACCCTGTTCAACAAAAAATTCACCAGTAGCTTTTCCTGCTCTTTCAGCAAAAGAACTATCACTTTGTTTTTTCTTAGCCATTTTATTTACCTTTCTTTTTCATGGCTTTTCCATAACCACGTAATGCTGCTCCACAACCTTTAGGTCCTTTACCAACTTTACCGCCTTTTTCATAAAAACCTAAACCTTGTCCTAATCCCATTATAAATTCAGGACCAAATTCATAACCAACTACACCTAAACCTATTTTTCCAAGATCTTTAATTCTTTGCATTTTAGTTTTTTTAGGTTTATTCTTTTTTGTTTCAGCCATTATTTTGATCCTTTCATAGCTTTACCATATCCACGCATTGCTGCTCCACAGCCACGTGGTCTTGATCCTACCTTACCACCTTTCTTACGGTATGTATATTGTAAAGGATCTGATTTAATTCCTCGTGCTTTAGAATGAACTGTACCACGAAGTTTTTCCATTGTTTCTTGTTTAGCTTTATCAAAAGATTCGTCAATCTTTTGTTTAAGATTATCTGCATTTTCTTTAGTAATCTTACCATCTTTTAACGCAACATTAATTTCTCTTTTTTGTTCTGCTGTTTTATTATCTAATTGTTTCATAGCATTCTGTTGTTCTTTTTTAACTTGAGATCTAGCCTGATTCATAGACTGTGCAGAACTTAAAGTTTTAGGTGAAGATAATTCTTGTTTACGTTTTTCTAATTCTTTTGCGGAAGTAGGCTCACCTGCACGTTTGGCTTTTTCAAGACGTTGACGAAGCGAAGGCATCTTACGTCCTGTACCACGTGCTTTACGTGGTCCTTCACCTGCTGCTTCTGCAATCATAGATGCAGGTGGTGAATAACGACCTGTGCTTTTTACTTCATACTTACTACCTTTTTTAACAATCTTTGCCTGACCAGTTGAAATTAAACGCCGTAATGCTTTTTTAGAATAACCTTTAAGAGCAGGATCAAGTTCAATTAATGATGCCGGAACCATATTAAGACTAAGATCTGTTAATTTTTCACCCGGCTTACGTTCAACGGTAGATACCATTTTTTGTAGTTTAGGTTTTTCTGTTAAACCTTTTTTAGCTGCATCCATTTCTTTTTTAACTTGTGCAATAAGGCGTGTACGTTCTGCCTTTTGTTTTGCAGTTAAATCAGAAAGCGCACCTTTCGGTGTAGACTCTGCCTGTTTACGAGCAGTACCCGGTTTCATTACAGTCTTTTTTGGTTTAGGTGTACGACCTTCAGCAACAGCTTTAGTTTCCATAGTTTTCTTACGGGTCTCTGCAGCTTTAGCATAACGTCCTTTACGTCCACGTTTTGCTGTAGCTTTTAAACCAGTAGTTAAAATTTTACTAAGTGCCATAATTAATTACTCCCCATTATAACAGGATTGTCTGCACCTGCAGGGCTGGCAGGTGACTGCATATCATCACGTCTTGTACGCCTTGCTTGGTTTTGAAGTGTAGATACAGCTTGCATATAACGCTGTTCAAATAAACCAACAAGATCAAAATTTTTCATAAATACCATTGCTTCAATCATACTTGCATTAAATAAAGCATCATAACAATAATCAGAAAAATAATTATTTGGTGTTACAGATGCTAATGTTGTAGGTCTTGAAATGTGAACTATCTCTCCGTCAAATGTAGATACAGCAGTAGGTGCTATAAGAACTGTAGTATTATTACGTCTTGCATAATACTCAGGTGTACCTGTGCTTGCGCTTACAGGCCAGTAATCTCTAATATATTCATCTGTTCTTTGTAAAAGATTAATACGTGTACCGTTTGCCACAATATTAAAGTTCTTGACAATACGTGTTCCAGATGGTAAAGTAATAGTATTGTTACCAGAACTTACCGCTACTGAAGTATACGATACTAAACCGTAATCATCTAAATCTCGTGTAAGACGTTCCTCTGCACGATTAACCATTTTAGGTATGTA